CTTCGGTTTGCCGACACTGGGACTAGCTCGGTGATAGTAGTACCACCGAGAACCTTCGTCGCATGTCCAAACTTCTTTTCCGTGCGTGCCATCTAAATCACCCCTTCAGCTAAAAATACAGGTAGGAGAGGAATTCATCCCCTCCTGATGATGTGGTATTTACCCATTGAGACGTCGCTCCGTCATACAAAAGAGTCTGTCCATTTATCGGAGACGAAACTGTTACGTCGCTAAGATCATTAATGCCGTGAGCGTGTGCAATCCCTGAGTATGCTGCGTTGCCTTCAGTTGGAGTCAGGTACCCTGGATGTGGGTCCGACAGACCGGCGTGCGTAGACACTGCGGATGCTGCAGTTCCAGCTGGGTCGTAGGTACCGGAATGGTTGTGAGCAGCCACTGCGGCCGCTGCGGTTCCTGCAAGCTCGAGACCTGTGGTTGGGTGAACGTGGTCTTCATGCGAGGCGCTGGCTGCTGTGCCTGCGGCTGCCGCCCCTAGTGCTGCTGGGCTGGCTGATCCAAGGGAAACAGATGATGCTGGAGTGGTCCATACTAGGCCATTCCCCTGGTTAGAGTCTGCGGTGAGGACCTGACCGTTTGTGCCTACGCCGAAGCGTGAAACGGTGTTGTCGGCAGTCCCGATGACCAGGTCTCCCTTGGCATCGACGATAGATACTGGGATGTCATTACTTGGTGTCTGCCATTCAAGGCCAGTGGCTGTGGCTGAGTTAGCCGTAAGGATCTGGCCGTTAGATCCTACCCCAAGACGGGTGACAGTGTTGTCTGCGGTGGCTGTAAGGAGGTCGCCCTTGAAGTCGACGAGCGCCTGTGGGATACCGTTTGCGCTCTGTTCGAGCTGCGTAACACGGGTGCGGAGGCTGAATCCTTCGTCTGGATCTAGCCAGACAAGGGTAGGCTCAACTGGACCTATGTCTCCGTTGAACTCTTCGTAGTACTCGTCCGGGATCTCGAACACGGTGTTTGCCGGACCCTCAATGAGGAGTCCGTTCCAGCGAAGCGAGATGGGGCGTCCAAAGCGTAGTCTAGCCATAGGCCTCCATTAAATTCCCCTCACTTATATCCATTCTTGTCAAGAGATAACCTCATCTATCCCAGGAAGTAGTTTGGAGACATGGGTGGAGAGGGCATCTGCCGCACGTTCCACCTCGATGTCGAAGACGTTAGAGATGATCTCGTAGGACTCCCTGCCGATCACCCCGTCTAGGGCCTCCAGAGAGCGCTCTGCCCCGGCATAGTGAATGTGTAGTAGCTCGTGGGCGATCACTCGACGCTTCTCTAGGTTGTCTAGGCCCCAGAACTCGGCTGATATCCTCATGGTAGCGGTCCATAGGTTTTGGCTTACCTCTATGTCGGCCCAGCTATCCTCCTCGCACGGGTGCTTTGATACCTCTACCTTCCAGTGCCCAAGCCCTAGTACTGATGCGCACCGATTTACGTATTCCTGTAGCTCTGAGATCGACCTCATCTGTACTCCTCCTTCAGTCTCTTAAGTGGATCTTCTTCCAGGTTCTTCCTTAGGGACGCGGTTGGTGGTGTTGCCCCCATAGGCACGCTCGTAGCTGGGTTGACTGGGGCGTATGACACTTCTGCTGGGGTTGTCCCGTCGCTTCCGGCAATCGACGAGTAGATAGAATCCGTTACCGTAGCCCCAAGCGTACTGCCTGCGAAACCACCAGCAAAGGACCCTAGTGGGCCTCCAATTGTGCCTGCTGCGCCACCCAGGATACCCCCGCCGACCGATCCAACGAAGTTCACAAGGGCTCGTAGCATATCACCACGATTTGCTGCCGTCCACCCGAAGTTAGCTGCAGCGCCTAGCGCTGGGTTGATGAGGCCCGCCGCCTCGATGGCTGCCGATGGCCCGGCGACTGAGGCTATCTCCTCCTGTGTCTTTGCTCCCGAGCTCAGGATGTTTACTCCCGTCCCACCGATGGCCCCCGCCAGGCCGAAAAGTCCTCCAAGCCTGCCGTTTGTGCGTATTCTCTGCATGAGCGCCTTCTCGCTTGGGGTAAGTGTCAGGCGCCGTGTCCCAGTTGGCCGGAACGAAACCTCTTCAAGACGTCCAGTTTCTGGTGATCGCTCCCCCTGCAGGCTCGGGATTCTCCCCGCCTCCCTGGCGGCCTCAAGCTGTGGGTCGACTAGGGGTTTCTGAGCCTCCTCTGCCACTAGCTGCGTCTCCGCAACCTCAGCGATTCTCTGCCTAATCCCAAAGTTCGGGTCCCCAATCCTAAACGTATACTCTGGACGGATTCCTGGCTTGTAGGTAAACGGCCCGATCTTGTCTCCCTTGATTGCCTCACGGACATCCACAGTATTTCGGTCTAAGTCGATCTCTACTCCAGCAGAGTCCATCTTGGCGAGTGCTCGCCTTACAAAATTCACCTGGATCCCAGCGTCAAGCGCTTTTCTCATGTTCGTATTGCGCATCTTTCGATTGCTTTCTACGTTTGGAGGGAAGAGTGTGGACATAAGGCCTCCGTACTGTCCGTCTTTCTTCGCCTTTAAGATCCAAGACCGGCCCTCTTCTACTGGGACAACGTCGAATAGGTCTGATCCGCCGTTCCTGCGCAGCTCTTCTGACGCTTCTTCCGCAGTCGGGGCAAACTCTGATGACCCTCTAGGGCTCCATTCGCTGTCGATGTCAGTAATTTTACCCGTCTTATCGAAGGACTTTACCTTCACAAGCCATATGTCGCCAGTTTTTGCGTCGTATGCAAACTTAAGGTCGTTGTTCCTGGCGAACTGGGTGTAGGGGTATATGTCGCTACCAGCACGGTTTGCCATGTTCTTAATCTCAATATCGCTTACCATCCTCATTCCGTCGCCCCTTACGTTAGGCTTAAGGATCTCCCCTGTTTCCAGGTTTACGAAGGCGTCGTTCATTAGGATAGATTTGGTTTCTGAGAAACTTCTGCCGATAACAGACTGCATCTCGTCTCCAAACAGGGCAGTGTTCATCACCTTTATAACCGAGTCACCGTCTAGGTCGGCGGCAACGTGTGCCGTGTAGTAGTCGTATGCCTTGGCAATACCAATAGCCCGGTCTTGAGGGGTAAGCTTCCTAGAAAGGCCTGATGACTTAGAAAGCTTGGTTACGCCTTCTATCTTTGCCGCAGTCCCCCTGGCAGACAAGCCCTCCTCTCGGATTATGTCTATTACTTCGTACCCGTTTTTGTAAACGTACTTTACCCACTCTCCGTCTGTTCCGGAGAAGTTCGCTGGCTTCGCAGCGTTCTTTACGTCTTCAATGTTTAGGTTGTGGATGAGGAGCTCCTGGGCAAGAACTCGCTTCTTACCTGCTGGTATTCTCCTCTCGATGGCTTCTTTAATTGAGTTAAGAGTTGCCCTGGCAACTGCATCCTGAGGCTTTGCTGTGGCAGCTTCGTCAACGGAAACGTCGGCTCTAGCGAGGGCGTCTTCTCGTGAGATCTCCTTGTAGAGCTCGTAAGCAAAAGCGTCCATGTCGTCAACGCGCTGGTTCCCTGTTGGAGGTAGCTTTGGGAGGAACATGTCAGCTCCGTCTCGGCCGCTTGATCGCAATGGGGTCTGTGCCGGGAGCTTTGTGAGCCTGGTCTTGGCGAACTCCTCGTCGAGCCCCAGCCCGGCAAAGTACGGGATAATCCTCTTTCGGTAAACAGACTCTACCTCTGCATCGGCTAACCCCTCTGCATCCAAGACTCCGACCATGGGCTTGATGATGCTCAGGATCTCCTTGGTGCCATCAAGATTTAGATTTGCTTCTCGCATTGCGCTGGTAATTTTTTCGCTCTTAAGCCTTGGGGAGTACCAGTTGCTCTTATTCGAAAGGTAGCGAAGCGTGAACATCATGTCGCCAACGATTTTCTTAAACTGCTTCGTCTCCTCTGGGGATGGCTGATCGAACTCCACAGTGTCTGGGTTTCGGAGTGCGCGGAACGGGTTCTCCTTTGTGACGTTTGGAATTCGTGACGCCGGAGAGTTGTCCATCTCTGCGTAGATGTTGCCAGCATCGTACCGTGCCTTTGGGCGAACTTTAACGTCGAAGATCTTTTGTGACTTATCTTCGACTTCTGGGGTCAGGTCCCTCCGGACCGTTTCCATTTCTTGTCCGCCAGTTTCTCGCAACTTGCCCATCGCCTCAATCTCTTCCGGCTGTGGTCTGGTTGCGTCTGAAGCTCTTACGCCGGCAATTTGTTCGTCTTCCATAGTTCGCATCGTTCGGTAAGCGGCCTCTTCCTCGCCTGGGGTAAGCCTTCGTACCTGCTCTTCGTTCTTCTCAACCTCGCTGTATATTGGTCCAAAGTCCCCGTATGCATCTCCGTAAATGTACCCGTCGGCCATAGTTCCCTGATCTGGGTACATGCCACGGTCTGCAATAATGTGGGTTAGAATCGCGTCCTTGGCAGGGCCAAATTGAGATGGTCGGATATTGTCATCTACAACTGGCTTGCTTTCCATCCCTTCGGCAAGGTTCGCCGGGACGTAGGCCAGCCTGAACTCCGATCCCCACGTCTTGCGTAGAGGTATCGTGTGCATCACCGCTTGGTTGACAACCGGGTCTACGTCGAACTTGATTCCGTCGTAGTCTCCGGCCTTCACTCCGCCTGGGTACCTGATCTCTTCCCCGACTCGGAACGGTTGGCTTACCGAGCCTCCAGTCTTGATGGAAAGGTCTTTTGCGGCACCGTCGCTTGCGTCGAATATTACGAATACGTCGTCAAGGTAGTGGATCTTGTTGTCGCTTGTAACCACGGTACCCTGCCCACGAGCGTCGGCGGTACCCATTCGCACCATCACCAGCTGTCGTGACGCGAGCTCCCCCCTGATCTTATCTGCCATGTCATAGACTACAGCGCTGTCGCGTGTGTACGGCATGCTTCGGTTAAGTCGAATAGTCGGGTTGTTGTCTACGCTAGTTGCGTCTTTAGCAATTCGAAGCGATGGGTCCGCCGCTATGGCCATCCCTCTAATTCGCCCAGGGATGTCGACCTGCTCTCCCAGTTCAGCCACCATGAATGCCCGCATTGCCTTGGTTGCCTTAATCTCGTTGATGATATTACGGTTCTTCCCTGGGGTTGCGTCGGAGGTTACGTGGAAGGACACGCCAGCCGACGTGTCGGCGGTAGGGTGCTTGTCGTTCTGGAATGCTTCCTGCAAGTCCAGCCCCCGCTCGTCTACGTCTTGCCAGCGTGGGTCGATGATCCCGGCAACATCTAGAGCATATCGTCTGGTCCCTCGTGAGGCTTCGCTTCGGTACCGTGCGATCTGGTTCGCCGTCAGCTCTACGCCATTCACCGTTGTCATCTCGTGGATGTCTGCGGCCGTTACGTCGGTAATGCCAAGAAGCTCAAGATCTGCTGGGGTTAGAAGAGCTCGGTTCTTCTCTGTCGCCTTGCTCTGGATATACGTCTCCGCCCCGGCCGGGTTGAACTCTGCCCTTGTCCCGTCTACCAGCTCGGTCGCCGTTGCCTCGATTTCACGGGCAAGGTACCCTACGATCTGGGCATGATCCGGATGTAGGAGTGCGCGAAGCCTGCTCTGCCCGTAGAGATCCTCTACCGAATTGAGGGAGCTCCGAAGCCTTTCAGCGGCCAATGCAGCATTCATGCCCTCAGCCTCAATTGGGTCCTTGCTAAACCTTAGATTGTCGAATGTAAGGGTTTGCTCATCAACGCCACCAGCTTCTCCAAGGATTGAATAGAACTCCCTTCGGAGCGCCTTCATATCCGGCGTGTCCTCTGTTGGCTTCACGTAGTTCAGCATCAGCGGGAGCAGCGATGCTCGCACCGCCTGGCGCCCACGGTTCTGGTGCTGCGGATCGGTTACCGAATCAAACGCCTTGAATTTTTCGCTTGTCAGTCGGCCAGTTCCACGGTCCACTGCTCGCACGTAGAGATCGTACACCCGGTCGTACAGGGTGTGCGGCTCAGACTGGAACTCGCGTACCGCCTTCTTGATCTTCCTGTCGATGGTGGTGTCCGGGATATCGCCCCGCTCACCTCGCGCCCGCTTGGCGACGCTGCCCCACGTTCGTGGGCTGGTAGGTTCTACGGGGGTAGCCGCCGTTGTCATTTTTTCGGGGGCTAGCTGCGGTTCTGGCTGCTTGGCTATCCAGGAATCATAGGCTGGGATCTGCCCAGGAAGTGGTGTGTTCCCGTCGTTGATGAATCCGTTAGCGTCTAGTCCCTCTGCCCTGGCTTCTGGGGTGGCAAGGATTTCCTGGGGCACCAGTGCCCTTCCAGATGGCTTGGAAATGGCCCTAGGAGCCACGCTGGCAGGAGTTTCCCCTGGAGGTGGTGTCTGGGCCCCACCCTGGGCCATATCGGGGCTTGTAGCGCGCTTGGCAAGGATCTTCTCTAGGGATCGTGCCTGGGACGGCCTGCCTGGCTTAGTTGCAAACTTGTCGTTAAGTCTTTTGCCGGCTGACTTCTTTGCCAGGTCGTCAATAAGATCTGGGTTTTCTGTTGCCCACTGCTCCCATAGAAGGTCATACTCAATGACCGCCTGCTCCATTGACTTTCCGTTGATTGGGTCCTTGCTCTTGAATGGCCGAACCAGGATATCGTACCTAGCTCGTGGCTTCATCGTCATGGCCTTGGCGTATTCCGCCTCGCCAATCTGATCGATGTATCCCTTGATCTCCATGTTGTACTTCTCTTCGATTGTCATGCCGTCTGAGAGTACTGCGTTTAGGGCAGAGAACCTGGAATCACCTACAGACGATACCTCGTAGATACCTGACGTTGGCTGAGGAGTTGGCGCCCCAGCTGAAGGAGCGATCTTGGCGATGGCCTCAGGGTCTACTCCAGTTAGTGCCCCAGCTGCCGGAGCGGAGGGGGCGACAGCAGCTGGGGTCTGATCGGGCGCGGGAGCAGCTGGTGTTGGAGTCTGGGGCTTCGAGGGCGCCTTCCCCTCGAGCTGAACGTCAATCTGTTCGTTCACCTCGCGGAGCTTCGCTAGCAGGTCTTTCTGATCCATCGTCCCCTTGCACCCTCTAAGAGGGTCTAGACTCTCTATTTATAACCTTTAGAACCGAGATCTAAGAGGGTATATTTATTACCCTCTAATTATATCCACCCATGTCAAGCGCAGGGCACATTAAGGTTTCTTATTCTTAAGTTTCCTTATCAGATGGGTGTGTCAGCTCCGGGCAGGCCGGGTAATCCCCCGCCGTACGGGGGTCACTATAAAGCCATAGGGGGACCCCCTTTGGCAAAATAGTGACTCCCTCGTAAAAGACGCGTAGCCCCTCGGCTATCTGACAGTACGAACGCGAGACCCCCTATCTTGCTGTGTGTTTGTGGGGGAGCAAGTGACTCCCTCGTATATGCGGGTTGATCCCGCAGGAAGGAAGGTGTCCGATGGAAGGACGAATGAACAGGGCTCTCATTCAGGGAACCCATAACCACCCGCTCGCAGCGGGCAATGTGCGCGCAGGCTCGTTTGAGTCTATGCGCACGCGATACAACCCCAACACTGGAGAGCCACAGTTGGTGTTCCAGATTGAGGAGCGCAAGGCAGATGGATCAGTAAAGAACTACTGGACAGCCATCGCAACTGGTGACCTCATTGCCAAGGTGCAGGAACTCCAGTGGCAGGAGGTAGAGGTGCTCGCAGATGAGGTCACCTACAACCGACAGACGGGCAAGACCTATGTCTTCCCATCTGAAGTCACCCCAGTAGCCAAGTAGGTAGGGGGGGGAGGGGAGCAATCCCTTCCCCCAACCCCCTAAGGGTATACTGTAGTACCTAACGAATGCGTTAGACTTGGATACGAACGCATTTGTAGTTGGATGGTTGGTAATGATAAGGGGTGGGATGGGTATCAAGGGTGGAGGTTGGGTATTACCCCGTGCTCACGGGTGCTCCCTTCTGGGGGTATCTTGACTCCCCCGTAGACAGCATAGCAGATAAGGAGTTGACAATGGACTGTAAGGTATGTGGTTGTGCAGCTTGTTACTATAACGACTGCTGTGACCATAAGAATCCAGCACCTATTACCGAGGATGTAGGATACCTAGACCTGTTCAATGAGTTCCTCAATGAATCAGAACTACCAAGTTATGAGAAGATTGTAACAAAGAAGAAGGAGATCAAGCGTGAGATGTGAAGCAATGGCCTATGACCATACCCTATGTCTCTATCCTTTTAGTAGAGTAGTATCAGGTAATAAGAAACTATGTGCGTTACATAAGGAAGCGTTCTTCAGGGGTGAACAGATCAACTGGGCGCCTAAGCGCCTATTAGACTGGGATCTTAACCGGCGGCTGCAGATTGCAGTCGAGTATGAAGCGTTAAGATACCTTAATATGGAGGTTGATAATGTGTGAGGACTTTGGAACTAGCAGCTTTCTAATGGGTGCTATCACAGGTATGGTAGCAGCCTGGGTCGTGGTAATCTATCTAGCCATAGTTAAGAAGGAGGACAACCAATGAGCGGTGAACTATTCTTAATCGAGGCAGCTTGGGATGTATTGACTACAGCAGTAGGGGTATTCATTGCCCTTATAGCATACAATGTAGTAGATTATATTAAGAATGGAGGCAGGTAATGGGGTATGACATATATACCAGCCAGCCAGACCCCGTACTAGCAGAGCGATTCGCTCGCAAGTACGGGTACAACTACCTATTTGAGCAGGACAAGGCGCTTACAGTAGATGAGTTGTATACCAGGGGTAAGTCTATTGATTATGCTTCTAAGTACATAGGTGAACCGGCAGTATACTTCAGGTCTAACATCTGGGGTATGCAGGAAGTACGCACTTATTTCGTAGATCTATTCAATGCTATGCCAGAAGATCAGCGCAACATAATAGGTGAGAAGTATCTAGCATTCATTGATGCGATCAGCTGGAATGAAGGCAGGCATGTCAAGACACAAGATATCTTGACTATACTGCAGTTGATCCAGTACTATGGTCAAGATATAGCACAGACAGCATTAGTAGAAGAGTTCATTGAGTATATGGAGATTGCCTCAACGCTGGATGGTTTCCTAGTCTGGTAATATCAACAGTCTGGAGGGTAAGAGGCAGCCCTCCAGACTTCCCAACCACAGAGGGCATGTAGTACCAAGCGAATGCTTTGCCCACGGGTTGGTTTCTTGTTGGTGGGGGCACTAATGACTCCCTCGTATGTAAAGAGAATAGGAGAGATCATGGAAGACAATGTAGAACTAAAGATCAATGCAGCGTTTGGAAATTGGGAAGATGCTAGGCTACACATGTCAGCATTTAGAACGATCATAGAAACAAGCTATCACATCATCAACAACCCTATCAAGATACTTGATGCGTACCCAGAGTACTTCAAAGAGATCGTCGATGAACTGGTTGAGAGAGGTGAGGACCGTGAATATGTCAAGAAAGAGATGGCTGAGGCAGTTGCTAAACTGTTCTCAATCAACCAGCGCTTGGCATTCATGGTAGGTACTGAGTTGGCTGATGTTATGGGAGCAGAGCCAATTGATGATAGGTTGATGAATGACCCAATCGAAAGGACTAAAGAAGGAGGTAAAACACCTGAAGAAATGCTTCAAGAAGCCATCAGGATTGTAAGAAACTCATCCAAGTCAAACGATGATGAGAGGGGAAACTAATGACAGAATCAAAATGTGATGGTGTTAACCATCGAGCAGAGGTTGATGTAGTTACATTCATTGAGCAGCCGGATCAGATATTCCGTACACTTATTATGGGTGATGTGGAAACTATCAGGTCTAAGGTGCAAGAGATGGAGAGGGACAAGAGTCCCCACGCATCAGTGTATATAGACTATTGTTGTGATGCATGTAAGGAGGTATCAAATGGATAGCGAGCAGCTACTAGAAGAACTGCGTAATGCACGCAGCGAAGCAAGCAATGCTTCAGATTATGCACAGTCAGTAGTGCGTGAGGCAGGGTATGCAGAATCAGCAGCAGATGATGCATACAATGCTATTGATAGCATCATTGATAACATTGTAGAATTTAACTCTATCAATGTGCAGCAACACAAGTCCATCATAAACCTAAGCTTTAAATTGGCTAAGGTTAGCGCATACCTGCATGTCCTTCTCAAGGATGGTGTAAATGGTGATGGTATCAGCGAGAAGAATGAGAATTCTCTTAGGGATATTGGTAAAATCTTAGACAGGTTGTTTAAGTTTGACTATGATACCCAAACAATTCTTGGACTTAGCGATGAGTATTATGTAGGGTACGATTATGGCACTGGTTCATACTCGATCTCTGCGATAGTTAAGGAGGAAACAAACAATGGCTAACGCAAAGAAGACATTCAAGAATGGTACACCTAAGGCCAAGGACTTGAAGGACTATGAGTCAATCATTAGCTTTGATCTTAATAGCATAGACAACTTCCAGAAAGTGTTGTCATCTGCAGTGCCAGAGATTGGCAGGCAGATGGCTAAGAACAATGGTTGGAGTGCAGAGACACACATGAAAGTGTTGAACATTGCAACCAGCCTTAGCTCAGCGCTTGATGAAGTTGGTGTGAACTCATACCATAAGCAGGCTCGTGAGTTTGCAGAGTACAATGAGTACGAAAGCAACTCATGGAATGCAACAGACAAGTGCGGCAATGAAACCCGCAACGATTTCCAGGACTTGTACGAGAACGCAGAGTATGAGATTATCATCAGGGCTACGGCCAAGTTGAAGGATCGCAACGAACTCAGCAAGCGCGGCGTCAAGTAATCAACGGGCGGTCTGGGGGAGTGGGCATTGAACCACTCCCCCTCATGCCCAGCAGCGGGGTGTAGCTCAATGGTTAGAGCACTCAGCTTATATCTGAGCGGTTCATGGTTCGAGTCCATGCACCCCGACCAATAGGAGGACTAACATGTGCGAAAAGTATAACGGATGGTCTAACTATGAGACATGGAATGCTATGCTATGGATCAACAATGTAGACGGTGTAGCGGATGCATTGTCCGACCAGCTAGAGCAGCAGATAGAACAGTTCGTTGACGAAGGGACATGGGATGAGTCTGGATACCTATCGTATGCAGAACAATTCATCTCAGATTATTTTACAGATACATTTGTATATCAAGATAGCAATGACTGGCACGAAGTAAATTACGGGCCAGTCGCAGATGCCGTCACAACATACCTAAACCAGGTAGACTGGCGTGAGATTGCTAAGTCAATCTATGATGACAACGAGAAAGAATGGAGGTCTAATCGTGAGTGATTGGAGAGAGATCAATGCACATGAGTACGAAGATGGGTATGGGTATCGAGTATTCCATGACGATTCGTATGATGCGTCAGACTATGAGCGTGGCTTCAAGATCTACGCTACATCAGGCTCTAGCAGGTACATACCGGTTGATGTAACTATCAGCTCAGCAAATGAAGATGAGGAAAAACTGGCGCATCAGATGCTGGCAGCAGCCAAGTCCTATGTACCTCTCTATCTTCTGGCTCACGGTGATGTAAGTGTTAGCACTAATCCATTCCATGATCCGTATGATAGCGGTCAGTGTGGATTCGCAGTGCTTGAACAAGACTCACCAATAGAAGGTGATGCAGCATACATGGAACTGGTGCTTGAGCAGATGGTAAACGAGTACAACCATCTGCTGCGTGGCAATGTAATTGCATGGACTATAACCAAGCGTACAGTATGCGAGTCATGCAAGAACTCGTCCGTTGATGTCATAGACGGCTGCGGAGGATACATTGGCTTCGACTTCAAGGAGTTGGACTCATTAGTCGACGAGGTTATTGATACAATCAATAAGCATAGGGAGGCAGAACATGCTAGCAAATCAACCAGAAGCTCAGACGATTAAGATAGACTTCGATAAGTTCCTAGTCTATGTAGACCGCAGGGTACAAGAAATATCAGGCGTAAGTATCCACGATGTGGAAGACTTTGCATTCTATGACTACTACCCAGGTGAAGAGGCTAAGCAGATCGAGTATGCGCAAGCAGTCAGGGACTGCGCTATTGCATGCCTAGAGAATGCTGCCGGATTTAGCATGCCTAAAGTAAAGACATGCGTTGAATGTGGTAGAGAGTTTGATCTATACATGAGAGCCGATGCAGAAGAGTGGGAGTTTGGCCACGACTGCGAGGTCTAGTACTACACCCCAATGCTGGATTCCTTCCCCAGCATTGGGGTATTTTTTTGAAACAGACTGCGCGTATCGGCTTTCTACCTGGCGAACGCACTAGTTGATGAAGTCTCTCTCCTTTTTACCTGGCGAACGCGTCTTCTTCTTGGTCGATGGGCGAGGGGGTGGCTCCGGAATCCGTATGTCTTTGGCAGACTTATACCCCATCTCAGCTAGGCCCTCACGGATTGCTTCCCACGCGTCCCTCCATCCTTCATCGTACCCTTCATCGTACCCTTCCTGCAACATGTCGGATATCTGTTCGTAGAGATGCGAACAAACTTCCGTGTCGCACGAGCAACCAAGAACTATCTTCTTCAGAGACATGCTACCCCCTAAAGCTTGCTGTGTTCTTCACAAAGTCCAGATCACATACGCCCGTAGATCCGTTGCGGTGCTTAGCAATCTTGCAGCTAACCACCTCAGTAGCTGCGAGGAAGTCAGGGTCTGACTTTCGCCACAGCATCAGCACAAGGTCGGCGTCCTGTTCGATTGCACCGGAGTCACGCAAGTCGGACAGCCTGGGCTCTCCGCTCTCACGATACTCAGACATTCGGCTCAGCTGAGAGAGCGCTATGACAGGTACGTCCATCTCTCGTGCCAGTGCCTTAAGACCACGGCTTATCTCTGACACCTCGTTAACCCTGTTGCCGTCCTTGTTGGTCTTGTCTGCGCTCATGAGCTGTAGGTAATCTACGATGATCAAGTCCACGCCCTGGTCTGCGATCAGCTTCCTGCACTTGCTTCGAACCACAGATGGCGATGCAGTGGGAGAGTCGTCAACGTATATACCCATCTTTGAAACCCTCTGTGCCGCCTGGTCCAGCTCAACCAGCTGCATCATGTCTAGTCCTCCGTGCCTAATTGCCTGTATTGGTATGCCACTAGCAGCGGATAGAAGCCGGGCACCAACCTGCTCAGCGCTCATCTCAATAGAAAAGATAGCTACCTTCCTACCAACCGTAGCTGCGTTGTATGCCATGGTCGTAGCAAGAGCCGTCTTGCCTACGCTAGGCCGAGCCGCGAGGATAACTAGGTCGGACTTCTGCCAACCTCCGGTTACTGCGTCTATCTGAGAGATGCCGCTCGGAACGCCGATGCGAACACCTGAAGTAGCTATGGAGTTTATCCTGCCCTGGGTGATTCGCATTAGGTCGCCAGCGTCTGACCACCTGGCACCACGTCGTCGGCTTCCAACCTGGAATAGGATGCGCTCAGCTTCGTCAAGTGCAATGGTGGCATCTTCCTGTGATGACTGAGCTACCTCTACTATCCTGGACCCTGCCTTAGATAGGCTTCTAAGCATTGCCATACGCTCTACGATCTCGAAGTAGCTGGAAGCGTTGATGGATGTAGGGGTGTTGGTGGTAAGGTCGTTAAGGTACGTGAGTCCGCCGATGTCATCGACGTGTCCACCTATTGCGAGCTGGTCGCTAACCGTCACCACGTCTACGGCCTGATTAGTCACATGCACTTGCTTGATCGCGTCGGCAACCAAACAGTTACGGCGATCCCAGAACATCGAAGGGTCTAGCTCTATGTCGTTGAGTACATCCTGATCTATGAGGATAGACCCCAACAGCGAACGCTCGGCGTCTGTATTACTTGGCATCGTTGTCGTCTTCTTCATTTCCCCTCTCCTTCTCTCTCTCCCACTCGTAGCACGGCTTTATCTTTCCACCCTCTATCCTGTTCCGGTATCGACCGCAGTATGGGCACTCGCCCGCCTGGTCTCCGTCGTCAGGACCCGTAGATAACCCCGAGGATATCAACGCTATCATCGTCCACCTCCAGCTTCGGTGCTTCCCCGCACCTGTATGAGAATATACTACCATGGATCGGGTCGCTTGGGTTCCCGCTCTCAACGCACCCCCATATGTTGCAGTCGATGCACCCAAATGAGGAAGCGTGCCTGTCGTCCCTGATAACTATGTAGTCGTGGCCAAGTGAGTCACATACAAGCATGGCCTTCAGCTCCAGCTTGCCGATCATAGTCTTAGCCCTGAAGTAATCCCACCTATCTGCCATTACGTTGACCCCACCAGTCCACTGTCACGTTGATCCGGCCTTTGTGCAGGGGGGCAAGCTCTTTGAATGCGGCAGGAGAAAGGTCGATGAGTCCAAACCCATTCTTGCAGGCCCGGCAGAAGTCACGAACCCACACCATGACACAGTCATCCGTCTTCTTGCGGCACACAGTTACAACGTAGGGTGTGTCCTTCCATCGCCACGTACCTACAGCCGCGTAGAATACCTTCTCACCAGAAAGGTAAGGAGAGCATGTCCTAAGGTATCCGTCATGGCACCGGCCACCATCGCCGTACCACGTCGCATCGTCGGAGCCAAAGAAAACACCTATTGCGAATAGCACTTCAATCATTGGTGTCCTCACTTGATCTTCCGTTTATTACTGAGTTAGTCTTACATATATTACAAGTTCTGTAATCTCTATGCTCGTGCTTGGTTACGGGATCTGTCCTCTCCATGCCGAGTAAAGACTCATACTCTATACCAAACTGCCTACAGTATTCCCTAAGCCCAAGGCCAAGACTCTTAGCGTCTGCCTTGAAGATATCAACCGCGCTTAAAGCGTATCTCTTTTTCACGCCACTTGTTCGCAAGGTCGAGGCCTATCTGCCTCGCTGAGTCCGGACCCAGAAGCTCCGTACCCTTCCCTACTACCTCCGACTGGGAGCTCTTGAAGTTGTACACTACCTGAGCTACCCACCCTGACTGACCGTAAAGCATAATAAGTTTCGCCACATTCTTGCCACCTATAGTTATAGCCAAGGTTTCTATTTCCTGCATCACGCTCCATACTCCCTCACGATCTCAGTAATCGTGTCATCATCCTCGCTTCTCGACACTTCAGACCACTTGTTCTGACCAAGCGCGATGAGTATCGCAGCGTAGTTCATGGTGTCTATTAGTGCATCGTGAACCTCTGGAGTATACCACTCTCCCTCGATTGATACCCGGCCGTTGTTCACCGAGCCATTCATGGAGTTGGCAATCCGGTTCACCTTGTCCATGGCCATCCTGGAGAACACGCCGTGTGGACCAAGGTTCTCTACGTTGCCCGGACCATACGACTTCTGCCTGCTGACCATGATATCCCATGCTTCCTCGTACAGATCTGAGAAGTATTCCCCAAAGGAGTCTGGCACCTTACTCACTTCTTGCCTCCTATCACGTAGATCAGCAGGCCTAGCCCGACAGCAACAGTAGGGCGATCAACACCGACGCAGAGACCAGCTGCGAGAGCAGTAAGAAATCTACCACTGTTATTGGATACGACCTTCTTAGTGGCCTCAACAACCCGTTGAGTCCTTGTAGTTTCTTGTCTTTCATCAGGCGTTGTCGCCATTAGCGGCCTCCTTTGCCAGTGCATCAGCAGCTCGAGCCGCCAGTATGTGGGCATCCGGAACCTCCAGCTCCTTCAGCCTGGTGTGCAAGAGCTCAAACACCTTGGCCCATGACACAGCCAAGTCGAAGCTAGTCAGTCTTTTCTTCGGTCTTTGCATCTTCTCCTCCAATCAAATCGAGGAAGTCCTGCTCCTCGATGATAACAACTACTCGCCGCCTAGCTCCTGATCCGGGGGCATCCCCGACCACGAGCAGTGGCACCTGGTCTGCCTTCCTCGGTACCGCCGAGAGCCAGCGCCAGAACTTCTCGCTAAACATCTGGCCGCACTTGGCCTGGATGTTAAACTTCCCTGCCGATACGTCCTCAGGCCCGCCATACTGGCCGACCCTCTTCCCTCCAAACTTATGGGCCACCTCCCGCTCGAAGGAATTACCCCTCGAGCGGTTGAGCCGACCCCTTCTCGATGCGTCACTCACCTAGGTCCTCCAGGAAGACAGGCATCCCACGCCCGATGTAGGCACCGGCGATGTTGTACTCGAAGTACTCCAGCGACTGGTCCCAAGCATCCTTAGATAGCTCTTTTCGCTCCTCGTCACTAGTGTTTACTCTGTTGTTTATTTCCTTGATGATATCGTCTGCGATGATGTCGAGCATGGACTTCTTACTGTAGATGTATATGTACACCAGCCCACCTTCTGTGAACTGTTGACCGATACCAACGATGGCGTCGTCAAAGCCATCAGCTTTCCACGCCTCGATGTCTTCGAGGAACGTCATCGACAGCTCTCGCCTACCCATTCTTCTTACCTCGTAGTGCACCGTATCGAAGAGGCGAGATGTCAGACACCAGCATGGTGAAGTACATCTTGCCGTTATACTCACGGTCTTCGTTGAGCTTGCCCACTACGTGGACGTTAGGGCGAGGGTCCTTCTCCTGTGAGATGGCCCACTCGTAAACCTTGCCAACATGCTCTTGAGCTTCCTTATCGAAGAAGCGTAGTGTGACGTAGGCATAGCGATCAGGTGCTGCATTAGCGCGGTCGCTATCTGCCCACTCCTCATACGCTGCCGTCTGCATCGTGCCGTACACCTCAAGGTAATCGTTACCGTTCTTAGAAGTCTTGTTTACTGGCGACTTCTTATCGCTTAGCCAGATGTCTAGTCTTGCCATTAGAACTCCATCCCATCAAAACTGTCCCCGGACTTCTTCGGTGCCGGAGTGTTGACCGCTCCCTTGACGATCTCCTTGGCCTTCTCCCATGTCTCCTCGTCCGTCTTCGCGTCGGCCTCTGGGTCGTCGCCTGTCGGGATGAGGAAGCCTGTGAGCAGAGCATACTTCAAGGCCCCAGTAGCTGCCTTGTAAGCAGCCTTGTCCCCTGAGTCAGCTCCTGTTCCAACAGACTGGAAGTTAAGGGTCTCGCCCGTATCCCCGTCTGTGAGAGTCCATGTGTAGAGCAGAGTAATCGTGGACTGCTTACCGCTAGGCGTGAGCCCCATGTTCACGATGCCAACCTGCGATGGGGTCATCGAGATGTTTAGCTTCACCAGCTCAGCTCGAACCTTGTCCGCAACGGCGCTAGCCTGTACGAACTTGTACCCCTGGGCAGCGTTCGTACCGCCCTTCTCAACGTAGCCAACGGCCTGCATGACCTTGGCAATCTTGCTAGCTAGAGAGATCTTTTCTACTGCCATACTACCCCCTGCACTTTGTTAGCCACTGGCAACCTGCACATGGCCACTTCTTCTTGGGATCTTCCCGCTCACCGAGGGGAAGACGCCAGGGTATACGACCCTGACTTAGGAACTTGTTGCCAACCTCCAGAACGCGGAGTGCCTTGGCATACCATTCCTCGCCAACAGTATACTCCGCAATGCGGAAGTCGTCCTTGCTGACATACACAACCCTAGCAGATACGTCCGCGCCTGTCGAGTTCTGCCGGCACAGCGCATACGATGCAGCCTGGATTGCGTGCTCAGGCTTTGGACCTTTAAGATAGGAGAAGCCGCGAGAGTTCATCGACTTGAGCTCAAGGACCTCTTCGTTAGTCTCCCCCTTCCACCGAACTAGGATGTCGATGTTGCCGGAGAAGTTCATCTCTTGCCACTCGATTGGAACCTCGAACTCGATGGAATCAAAAAGCCCCGACGCTTCCAGCTTCTTGTACAGGACGTCAGCAATGACGTGACCCTGCTCAAAGATTCTGTAGAGACGAGGCTCGAATGGATTGCTAGGCTCTACCCCGTTCGCAGAGTAGTACTGCGCACGCAGGCAGCCGCCTAGGGTGCTGCCTCTAAATGGTGTGGCCGACGGCCGCTCTGTCCTGGTATTCTTTAGCCCCAGGTCGAAGGCTCCGGATACTGTATTCATATTCCCCTCCAAATAAAAGACCCACAGTGGGTCGGTCCACTGTGGATCTTAGAGCATGAGCCCTAGGCTGTCAACCTTTACGCACAATAAGGCACCGCTTGTAAGGTGCATCTCCCTTTGATGAGGCAATGTCCTTGAAGTCCGCCTCGCTTATGATGGCGGCAAACTTCTCTTTGCCCTTGCCTGACTGGGTCGGGTCGGATAGCTGCCACCCCACTGCCTCGTGGTAAGCGACGCAAACCATGTGACCCCAGGTCATCTTCTTTGACTTGAGCTTTTTGGCAAACGCATTCACCGCCATTGCTGTCTCAGGGTACCCTGCCGGGGCCTGGACATTGACGATGATCGCATGCCCCTTCTTCGCTGCGTTGACCACATCCACCCAGTCGGATGGATACCTGGCATCGCAGTCCAGTTTCTTGGAGTACTTAGCAAGCTGGCTTAGGTTGGTTCCCCCATCTGATAAGCCGTCCTTGTCAACCCGCCCGCTTTCGTTGGCCGCCTCTATTCCCTCAAGGGCAGAGAAGTCTTTCTCATACTTGTGTACCCACGAAGCTGCGGCGGCTACGGAAGACGGTCCGCAGTCATCTAGAATGCCGCCCTTCTCTATGTGTGGTAACTGGCTCTTTACTTGTAGCTTCATACTAACCCCTGTCTATAATCTTTCTTGCGATTTCCAACCAGTTGTTTTCAAAGGTAAGACCCCTGTCGTCGACGTAAGCTGCGGCACCAGGCTTACCCTCGCCCACATATATGTCGTCGTAAGGGATTCCCCAGTCCCCTAGCATGCGCTCCATCTCATCGAGACGAGTTTGCCTGTCAGGCCACTGTTCCCATGCCCTTGCTGAGTGGATGAGTATCTTGTACCCAGACTCTTGTAGCATGCTGAGCGCGTCAACGACACCGTTAGCAGGGACTATGGTGCCGAAGACGCGCACAGCTATCGTGTCATCGAAGTCGACAGCTATCGTTCTGCTGAACTCTAGGTCGAGCTCGTTCTCGGTCATCTGTGTAGGATGTGCACCATTGGCTTGAGCTTGGCGTACACATCACGCAGCACGAGGACGTCGGCCTCGCAGTGCTCTATGATCTTGGCGTACTTAGCCTTGTCTCCATGGTCAGCATCGTCCCACGTGCGAGGATCGAGAGGGGTCTTCTTGTTCTGGACACCGAAGTACTTCGAGACGTTGTCAAGTGACTTACGCCCTATTGAGATAGAAGATCCCGACGCCTTGTACATTAGGTCCAAGTGCATTCGTGGCTCGTACGGTCGCATGCCGTGGTACAGCAAGCGAGCGTTCAATACCGGTACGTCAAACAACTTGGAGTTCCATCCGACTATCACGTCAAAAGTGTCTAGGTACTCACAGTAAGCCTTGACTAGGACGCTGTCGTCCTGCCAGTCCTTACCTGGGTGAGTGTCGTGGCTGTAAGTAACCACGTTCCCGAACGAGTCAGCAACAGAGGCACACAGTACGCGGCGCCAGTTGCTGAACGTGGACTCGATGTCAAAGAACGCAATGTTAATCCCAACGAACTCGGGAGTCTTGGTCTTCGACTTCTTAGCTGGGAGGTGGTCCTCTATGATTTCCTCAACGTATCGCTTGTGGAACTTCTGGACCTGGTCCTTGCTCATGTTTAGCATTTCGCCTATCCGGGAGAAGGAAAGTCCCTGTTCCTTCATCGAGCCTACGCGCTCTACTAAGTTTGCTTTCGCCATTACTTACCTCCGTTGCTCGAGAGTACCTCTATGACCCTCGATATAGCGGTTATGATAGACCCAATCACTGAGCCTATGATACCTACCCGCCACTTTAGCTCAAGCTCACCCGTCTGTCTAGCCTTCCGCACAGCCTTGTTCCCGGCCTGGTCTATTTCAACGATCCGAAGGCGCTCGTCGATAACGTCGAGCCTGGAGAGCAGGATCTCGAACTGGCTCTTCGTCATCGGCCCCTCTTGGTTGGCTTCATTGGGTTAAAAGGTGGCAGCCCAGGATTGGCGTTAGCGTACGATGACGCCTTGTTAGCCAGGTAATTAAGGTGGTCTGCTGCACCTCCCCTGCCTGGCTGTACGTTAGGCTTCTGCTCGGAGTTGACATAGTTAAAGTGGTCCATGGCACCACCCCTTCCAGGCTGTATGTTGTACGGGTCGTTGAGGCCGCCAAGATTATTAGGCCCACCTGGTCCCCACCACGATTGATTAAATCCTCCTGGGTCCTGTAAGACTGGCCCTGGTCCCGGGCCTGGGCCTGGGCCTGGTCCTGGTCCCGGGCCTGGGCGTGGTCCACCTACTGGCGGATCGACCTTCTTCTTTGTGCTATCCTGAGGAACCCTCGTGTCTCTTCGCTCGGCGTACTTGGTCATAGGCATGTCGAAGCTGATGCCAGGACCCTTGAACTTAGAGGGCTTGACGAAGTCGAAAGAGGTTTCCTCGTGCCCATCCATGTGGGCAAGGTACTGCATCCCCCCGATGTTGTATGTCGTAGCTATAGAGTCGGCCCCATTAACGTCTACGTTCTTCCTGCGGACGATGAGTCTAACAGTCTCTCCAAGTCGTGGCCCTCCGGTTGCGCCGATGGGTGGAACAGTTCCGGAGCGCATCGTAACGGACAGTATTTTCGTATCCTCTACTGTCCCTCTGTCATTGAGTATCCCCTGTGCGTAGTTTGTTGCAGCCGCTGTGTTAATGAACCCAGGCTGAGCTTCGACATGGGGCAGAGCATAAGCCAATGTCCGGTCGCTCTTAACCACACCCTTTGTCCTGGCCCCAGACGGTGCGTCTGAGCTGGCACCCACAAGGAAGTCTGTGGTAGGGAGAACACGAACTGAGTTGGCTAGCACGCTGCGCTTGTTAATGAAGTTGTATGACTTGATCTGTCCCGGGTACACATAGGTGTGAGCGGGGCTGGCACTTACGTTGTGGTTGAATGTCAGCTGCCCCTCGGTACCCCCAGGAACACCGTAGTAGTTGAAGACAACCTTGTTTGGGTTGACACCGATTGTGCCACCCCTAGAGCTGGTTTCCAGGTCCGACACCTCACGGAAGAACTCAACAGGGTCCTGGCCAAACGTTATGTAAGGGTGGAGGGTGGTGCTAGACCCTGAATTCACGTGGTTAACCGATGCCTGCCAAGCTATCAGAGCTTTTGGCAATGTGCCAACAGAGTCAGGGTAGTCTGCGGTCCGGTCGATGACCTTTGGGTAGATGTCAGCAACGATGTCATTGATGTTCTTGCGCTTGATCCCAGAGGTAGTCGCCGCAGTTGTGTAGTCTGACTTGTCACCCCACATACGAATCTGGAACACTCCTGGTGCAGTCTTAAGGATAGACGCCGGGGCGCCAGCTGCTGTTGCATTGCTCAGCAAGGCCCCTGTAGTCGCATCTACGTTGGTATAGTATGTGTTGTTGGTGTTGTCTGCATTCTCGTACCGGACAAAGTTAGCTACAACGAATGGATGCACGGCGAACTTATACGGAACCCCCTTGTAGATCACTGGTGAAGTTCTACCAATTGCAGCTCCGCCAGGCGCTGTGCCGCTTGAGGTACCGTTCCCAACGTATGGCAGGTCTACCCGGAATGTGAGTACCACATCTCCAGCTGTCGGGGCTCCGCTTAGAAAGACCTGATTGTATGGTGCGGCATTTGGGAACCCACCTATCACGAGAGCACATGCCCCACCCGGGTCTGAGTAAAGTATAAACCCGACAGCGGTTAGGGCCGGGGCACCGCCAACGATATGCCCAGCACCCTTGCTTAAAGTAACCTTGTTGGTGTTGGAGGTACGTCGAACGATGTAAAGGTTCCCCGCCACGCTGACGGTGCCAGTAGCATCGTCCTGTGTAACCGTGATCTGGTTCTTTGTACCCACGGATGGGGACCCTGCTGGGTTGCTGTAGGCGTTTATCTGCCCTGCTTCGGGGTCTCCTGCCCCTGCGGTTGGCACTAGGTCGGGCTCTTCCTTGTAGGTCTCGTCGTATTCCTGCGCTACCTGCACCACCGAGTCGGCCATGTCAATGGCCAGTGCCCCTGCGGGAGGGCCATCAAGGGGGGTGTAGTACCTAGATAGTACGGTCATGTAGTCCACCCCGGAGATGACTACCTCCTGGTCGCTGGCATCGTAGTCGGATATGAACCCACCAGAGATGGTCTCGTACACGCCGGAATCATTCTGCCTTTGGATAGTGTACTGCTGTTCGAGCGGTACGATAAGCGGAAGGGCAGGGTGATCCACGGGCAGGGTGAAGAAAGCTGAGCCAGTATCGTTGGCGTACAGCTGGACACCGATATCCCTGGCGTCCTGTAGGACCGCAACAAGGTTTCCCTTTGCGAAGTCTAAGCCAGTGGAGTCGTGGATTAGTACCTGGAACTTACGGCTCAAAGTATAGCCTCGTTAATTGTGACGGTGCACACTACTCCAGCCCCACTCGTAACCGTAACTGTTGAAGTTCCTGGTGGAACGGCAAAGAACTCGTACTCTGTTAGGTAGTTGGTTTGCGTCGACACGCAAGTCTTGAAGTCAACAGAGAAGTTAGACCCAAACCCTCCAGCCTTGGTGAATGCAACGCTGTCTGTGCCGAGCTCTACTCGGAGTGGGCTCACGGTAGAGGTGCTGCTCCACGCGACAGTAGGCCAGGCAATAGTCTTCCCGTCGTTGACGACTGAGATGGTTCCGGACCCTGTCCTTGTGAATACTCGTGGTGATGCAAAGTATTTGTATGGGTCCTCTGCCATGAGAACGACCCGTACCCGCACGGCGTATCCACGGTCAGCGTCCCCTGCGGAAGCTCCTGCCTCGGTCACGAATCTAGGTAGGGACATTGGTCGAACCTTCATGTACAAGCTGTAAGATCCAGAGGTCTTAGGCTGGCTGAAAGACAGCTTCCTAAACCCATCCTCAGCGAAAGCCTGGCCGGTTGCAAAGGACGGCCGTGGCTGTAGTGCGTAGTTCAGCTCCGTGATCTTGTCCCAGAAGTCCCCGTAGGTACTGCCATACACGCCCACTATCATAGAGATCTGTCGTGCCCCAAGGTATGCGTCGTAGCTGTCGATGCCGTCCACCTGTGGATTATCCTCAGAGAAAGCAGCTACGTTAACATCGGAGAAGTCTACGCTTTCAATGTTGTACCCTGAAACAGGTGAAGACCCAACCGCGTTGGGGTCTCGTACTCCGTTTAGGTCCAAGGCGGACTGCCCCGGACGCTCGATTGTTACTGCCTGTGATAGATCCATTTAGGCCCCCGGTGTCTTGCGAACTCGGCGTACCGCTCGAGAGATCCTCTCCCATCGTCGATCTGCCGCGCTGTATAGCTGGGCAAGCTGGATGCTGTTTGTGTCTGATGCCCCAGACGCTACGGCCCACTGCTGGTATCGTACGCGGTCAGATATCAGCATGAACATTGCTTCCTTCTGGACCCAGGCACGCACGGCGTTAATAGCATCGTCGTCGAGCTCGATAGAGGACGAGTCATTCGCGGGCTGGGTATAGTGCTTGTATCCAAACACCCGCAGTGTACAGTTGTTAGGCAGGACGAAATACTGTGGCATGTGCAGCTTTCCATCAATGAAGTCCCATCCACCATTAGCTTCGGTAGTAATCGAGTAAGGGACCGTGAGGAGTAGCTTGCCGCCAGAATTATAAGCGTCCACGCGGTAAACGCTGTCCAGCGTGAGTGTGTCAATAGTAAAGAAAGCTCCGACAACCGGAGCAGAATAGGATGCGGTTTCATAAATCTCCTGTGGCCGGATCCTGGATAGTTCTTGCGTACCCCATTTGATCATGTCGCTGAGCTCGTCATTAGACCACGTGGGGGTAGCGCCAGAATCCCTGAGATCCCGACGTACAATTGTTCTTAGTGCACTTAGTGTAATTGCCATGTGGCCTCCTGTCGCTTTGGGGGAGAGGCCGAAGCCCCTCCCCCGTAGCTAGCTAACTCTTAGAGCGTCGTTGCGGTCGACTCAATGCGGAGGTAACGTGGCTGGCCAGTCGAGGTGTTTGAACCATCGAACTCTCCAGTCGTTCCCTCACCACGGAGGATCGCGCCGAAGCGCATCTTGAAGCCAAGCGTTGCAACCTGGGCGATTGGATCGCTGTGGTCGCCGCCCGGAGCCACGAAGTAGCTCTGAAGCGTCTGGCTGTCGCCAACGATGTAGGCATCTGGCCCAAAGAGGAACGTCGAGTAGACGTTCGCCGAGCCGCCGCCTGCGCCGGTGAAGACCTTTGCGTTCGGTGAAACCATGAAGCGGACACCAGCGTACGCGCCGATCTCTCCGTTGAGGAGGTCGAGCGACTTGGTGTACTTCGTGGCCTCAAGGAAGCCGTTTGCGCTGGTATCCGTCAAGAGGTCGAACTCGACCGCAGGATGGAGAATAGCGCGGTAGAAGCCGTCGGCAAACGTAGGAACGTTTAGAGCCTTCAGCCGTGCAACAGCCTTCTTGATCCCTAGACCAGTAAGGTTGTCGTTAGAACCGGTACCAACGTTGTTACGTGCACTTGCGTCACCGGCGTAAATTACGCTGGTGCCTTGTGCTATTACGTCACGGATGATTGTGTCCATCGACTCGGTTGCCGCTCGAGCAAGTCGCTCGGAAGCAATCGAGATCAGATCGTGCGGGCTGTCGAGCTGCGCAAGGTCTGAAATCTTGAGAACCTTACCGTACTGCTTAGGAATGAACGACTCGGTCGTAACCGTGAGGTCATACTCAGCAGGGGCGCCTGCCTCGGTAAGGGTGTCCGCCACGCCAAGCGGCGTGAGGTCTGGGTAGCGCGCATAGCGAATCTCGTTGCTGCCCTTCTGGAAACGCCCTGCCGTGTAGTTACCCGGCATTGCATGGACCAAACGGTCGCGCAGGTTCTCCTGAGCCTGCTGAGCTACGAGCTCCGTAATGAGCGCAGAATAAGCGTTTGAGCTGTTCGTATCGAGCAGCGCACGCGTCTGCGTAGCCATTAGATTACTCCTTCTTTAGTCGCTCCAAGGATTGCCGAGGGACGCTATGTCCCTAACAATCTCATCGGAGCTTCTCTTCCCTGCCTTAGCCGTAGTGGCCTTGGCAGGCTTGTTGGGATCCACGAACGTTTCCTCAGACTTCCCCACACCCTTGCGAACCATATCTTCAAAGGCCCGTGCCCGATCTTCATCTGTAAGATCTTTGCTTGATTCGGCCCAGGTTGTGTAGTTTGGGAACTCCTTAGACAAACGCTCACGCTTCTCGGAAGCCCGAGTAGCGTTAAGTTCTTGCTCCAGTGCGGCGATTTTCCGCTGAGCTTTTTCAAACTCAGAAAGGCTGGCCTCCTCCATCTGAAGCTTCCACTGCACGACCTTGTCGTGCTCTGCCTTAATCTCATCCAACTGCTTTTTAACAGTCGTCAGAGCTTGGTCCTTGCCAGCAAGGCGCTTCTTCCAAGTGGTGATGTCGTTCTCATCCTGAGTGGCAGCCACCTCCTGCGACTCGGTCTGTTCGTTCAACACGACTTCTCCGTCAGTCACCTGTTACCTCCATATTTTTCGAAGTCAATCTCTCCCGTTGCACGCTGGGAGATTGGCTCCGGATTGTTTCCACCCGAAATCTGGGTGACGATCTGGTCCGCAGCGCCAGCAAGGTTTTCACCTGTGGCGAGAGGACCGAACCTAACAAGCGATCCAAGGATGTCTCGACCGACGAAATCGCCGATCCCATAATCCTTGTCTGCGCCCGCCAGGCTTCTGGCAACGGTTCTCAGGTATGCCGGAGGGACAGCTGTGATGTCCCACGGTACGCCCGGGAATAGCTGAGTGACCATGAAGGCCACCTCATCCATATTTTCCAGATTGTTCCTGAGCGTATAGTCAGTCTCAATCTGATGCTCTACGTAATCTCGTACGTGTATGTACGACTGGTACCCTGCTCCAGGTGCGTACGTTCCGAACGGCTTCTTAAATAGGAACTCAATCATTTCTGGTAGGATCTTCTTAAACATGTAGCTGTATGGGTAGAACCCTAGGAATGGATGGTTGATGCTCCTCTCGAACAAGCTTCGCTCCGGGTTGAAGTATGTAGTCCTGTTCGCCTGCTTGAGTGCCTTCTCGTATACGTATCGGTATGCCTTGAAAAGCTCCTCCTCCACTCCATGCTTTGTCATGAGCGTGTAGTTGGCTGAGTCGAGTGCTTCAAGAAGCTTGACGTCATCTGATATTGCCTGTCGGGATAGTCGTCGGATTTCTGCAGTAAGATCCTGCGCAGTACCGCTCCCGACTGCGGCCTTGGCGTCTCTTACTATGCGCTGAAGGGTAGACGACACGGTAGCTATGTCTCCTCCGTATCCTCCTCCTAGTGCAAGTGCCTCTGCGATTCTCGACCCTTCGTACGTGATCTCACCGCCAACAGCGAATGCTGTGTCTTGGATCATGATCTCGGCGGAAAGGCGCCTGAGGTCTGCATCGTTCCTAATCTCTTGAACCTTCCTTAAGGACTGGTCCAGCTTGTCGTATGCCTCGTTGAACTTAGTTGTCCTAAGTGCAGACACTGTTCCGGAACGTCGGATCTCGTCATCTGCAAGCCCAAGCTGTGCCTTGAGCTGCGCGAACTCCTCGTCTACCATCGACATGTCGTAGTTGGAATCGCTCATTCTCTGGTATGCAACGTCTAGGTTATCTCCAGCTTGCTTAGGCCTGGTTAGGTACTCACGTCGAACAAGGCTTGGCGCAACCTCATCTCCAGCTGAACTCTTACCCCCGAAGATAGAGTACCTAACATCAGCGTACACCTGGCCGGTACGATCTGGAATAGCATTGAACCCGATACCAGCAGGGCGTGCGGCGTCGATGTCAGACAGAACTCTTTCTTGGTTGAATAGTCGTCGTCGGTAGTCTGCGTATCGAACAAATAGTGTCCGTGAGTCAGATGTACCGTATAGGGAAACTAGTGAGTTGTACAGAGACGGGTCGTTTTTCTGAAGCTCCTGCGCAAACTGCTTGGAGGCAATGTCCATTGCAAGTGCGTCCTTAGCAGCATCTTTCCTTTCGACAAGAATGTCTCCTGCTTCTGCCTTGAACACTCTTCCGGCACCAGCTTTGGAAGAAGATAGTTTCCTCTTTACAGCATCGATGATCCCGGTGGCCTCTCCCACCTGCCAGTTCCCAGTTAGGGCACGCTCGAGGGCCCTTTCACGGAAGACAGTCAGGAAGTTAACGTTGTCTATTAAAGCATGTGTTTGAGGGGCAACGTTGGCTAGGTCTCGGATCTCTCCAGCCGTAGCCCGCAATACCTGGCCGTCCTTGGTGATTGCTGATATTACTTCTCGGTCAACACCCCGTGCCTGGTTAAGAGTAGACGACTCAAAGAACTCTTGTACCCAGTACAGGGGGTTGTTCTTGAATCGGAATTGAGGATACAGTCTGTCGGTTATATTTGCGATAGATGGAAGCCACCTCTTCGCAGCTCCGCTTGCGTACTGGCTGTATCCTACAACTCTAGAGTCACCCTGGAATGAGTACATCATTGCGTCAACTGCCTTGAACTCTCCGCCACCGGACGCTGTAGATGCCTTCCACGAATCTTTAAATCGGTCGTACCCGCCGAATCCTTCCTGTAGGTTGAAGGCTTTTTCGAAAAGCAAGTCCATTGTTTCCCTGTTGAGACCTCGTGCGCTTACTCCCTGGGCTATGGCTTCCTTGACAATCTCGTCCATTACCCTATCTACATGAGCTGAGCTCACCCCGCCTCGAGCAAGATAGCTCGCCATTCGGTTTTTGATATTGCTAGTAACGGCAGAGTTCCCTATTGGTGAGAAGACGCTGCCGATGATGTGCTGAAGCCTACTTGCAGTGTATCTAGTGCTGTACTGAACGTCCTTCAGGTAAGGGCTGGTCATATCAATAAACGGTCGAACCTGGCTTTGCATAATAAGCGCCTTGGTTTGGCCGTCAATGTTAGGGTTCTCAATAATCTTCAAGACCCTGTGATAGTTTTGCTTTGGAGCACGAGCAATTGTGTAGCGCGTATCGTTCATTACGCCGAGTATGGATGGGTCCATGCCCTGAGAAGCTACGATCCTAGCTAGGTCTTGCATGTCCTCTGGCCCTAGTGGGTTGATGGCAAATCCATTTTCTATAGCATCGTTCACAAACCTAAAGATTCTCTCAGGGTTTTCAGCGTACGAGAACGTAGAGCCTAGCTCTTCGGACATGTCAAGAGTTGCCCTTGACCACGCCTTCTTAACGTCAAGTAGGTTCTCTGCCTTCTTCATCTCTTCTAGGAGGTCGTTAAGGGCGTCTACCGAGTAGCTGTCTCCCCTGGCCTTCGCGTCTGGCATCAGCTCATTCTTGATCTTCGAGCGGATTGCGGCAACGTCAGAGGCACTACCGATGTACTCTTTAACCAGAGGCTGACCAGCTGCGTACCTGGCTTCTGCTGTCGGAAGGAATGAGTCCCGACCGCCACCTTCTATCTTCTGTATTGCCTCGTACACGCTCTTCATTGTCCTGGCAGAGCTTAGGAACAGCATCCCTTTTCTTCGAACTACCTGGATCCTACCTACGTTATTGGCTGCCTTCCGAATCTGTCGGAACCCTTCCTCACCGTATTTGGATATTAGGGAATCTGAAACCTTAGGGTCCATTACCTTTGCCGTCACTGGTGCTATGGCTTCGTTAATCTGTGAGGCCCACTTGTTTGCCGATTCGAACCCTGCCATATCGATAAGAAGGAAGTCTCGTGCAACCATTCGTCGGGTGTCGGCTTCTGTTGCGCCCCTCGTTACAAGTCCCCCCCTGCGGACTAGCTCTCCTTGGTCATCAAAGTATTTACCGAAGATTTTTTCGAAAGCCTCATCTGATGCGGATTGACGGACCGGTGTCCATGTGTCCCCGGCAGCGGCTGACATCGATCTGGTCCTTGCAAGGTACTCTGTCTTGAGGGCCTGCTTGTTAGTAATTCTAGGTACCAGCTTATAGACCTGTCGGTCGATCTCTGCAATAACTTGTCGTGACATTTCGTCTGGGCCCAGGTCTAGAAGTAGGTCGTGAACCCTTCGCTCTACGCCACCCTCCTGCCTTGAGATCTGCTTTAGCGCTGTGATAACGTACTCGCTCTCAACCATTTCTGTAAGAGCCTGAGTTGACACGTCGCTAGCACGTCCAGTGTTGGCAAGGTTGGCCCTGTCGTTAACGTTGGAAATAATCCTTATGCGGTCCTTGAGCTTAATTACTCCGTCAACATTGTCTGATATTCCTAGAACCGCGACCGTACCACCCTGCTCCCTGGCCATGACGATCATCTGACCTGCGATGTTGTCGATGTCCTTGTCGGCAACCTGGCCAAGATTTAGCTCTTTCACCGAGGACATGAAGGTGTTCACGGTAGAATCCGCAATGACCTTTGCCTTGGCCGACTCAGGTCTGGCGATGAGCCTTCCGATTGCCATCACTGGGAAGTTTGATGCCCCACGGCCCATGAACTCGTGAACCAATGGACGCAGCTCTGGTGCTACAGTAGATGCGTGGATGTCCATGATTTCGTTTGCTCGGTATCCGCCTAGGGCTCTCATGATAGTATTCGTTGAGGCTGGGACAAGAGCACCAGCTACAGCCCTCAGGCCTTGCTTGCTTCGATTGCTAACCCCAACCATTCCACGGTACATACCGATTCCGAATCCATTGTTGATGGCGTTTACAACGTTATTAGCTGATTCCGCATCCTCGATTGTTTTAGTCAGGGCTACCACTTCGCTGCTTGCTGGGTTTGCGCCCTTTGAAATTAGCTCGTCGATCTTAGTCCTTGAGGTTCTGATAAGCTCTTCGTTCTGTGAACCTACCCGCAGTCGCTCAGTAAGATTCATACCGTAACCATCGGCCGGCATGCCAGTCTTCTTATCTATTCCCTTCTCAAGCCTAAGAAGAATTTTGTCTGCGGTGCCAAGGTCGTCCATTTTCCCAGCTGTCTCGAATGCCTTCTCTGCGCCTCGTACTGCAGATCGTCCCGCCTTGTATGCAGCAACAGCGCCGACCACTCCCCCGATTGGTCCAGCTACTGCGGTTCCCCCAAGAAGTCCAGCTGCGGCGCTAAGGGGCTTGAGTGCGCTTATCTTGCCCAGGGCTAGAGGGGTAAAGTTGAGCGGGTCAAGGAGTATCTGGAATGCTAGGTTTGCTTCCTTGCTGTTGGAGAAAGCGCGCTGCGAGTTAACCATGTAATCCGCAACTTCGTCTGCGTTTCTACCTGATGCAATCATGTTTCGTATGTCGTCTGGTAGCCCTCCCTGGTCCAGCATCCTAAGCCTTGCAGCTGCCTGCTGCACAGCCCAGCTCGGTACGTTAAGAAGGTCAAGTCCTTTTCCTATTGCCCACCCAATCGGTGAGTCTGCAACCATTTTAAAGGCAGGCTCAACAATTGGTAGCTTGGTGGCGAACTGTGCACCACGGCTAACTACCTCTGTTACTGCTCCACCAAACTCCTTTGCCATCTTTTCAGCAGGGTTCAGGTTCATGTCCTGAGGCTTGCCGCCAATGTCAAGGGTTACGCCAAGGTCTTTACCCTTTAGCTTTTCTTCCTGCTCGGAAGGAGCGCCTGGATCTCTATAGATAAATGGCATTAGTTCTGGACTCTCGCTCGTTGACCATAGCCAGTCCCTGAGATGCCCTGTGTCGCGGTGGCTGTCCCGGTAACCGCAGCCGCTGTAGGCTTAACGGTTACTGTCCTAGGGGTTACAGTCTTGATCGTTGCCGCCGTAAGCTTTCCACCCGCGCCGATTGGCTTGATCTCAGGAAGCTCTCGCTGCCTAATAGGATCAGGCTTCTTCTGGGCCATCTCTGGCTTGTTGCGGAATGCGCTTGCCAGG